GGCAGAAATTCAACAGTGGTATTCGCTCACGGGGCGCTTGGACAACCGCTACTGCGTACCTAAAAGATGACTTGGTTAGCGATGACTTGTCAACCTACATTGCGCTGGTTGACTATACCTCTGGGGCCTCTGTGACCGATGATTTGACGGCGCTCAATCTGGACGTTCTTGCTAAAGGGGCTGTGGGGGTTCCTCTTGTAGATGAAACAACTGCGGATAAATTTTTATCCAATGATGGTGTAATTCCTATATGGGTAGTGGGTTCGTCGGATAAAATCTTTGGTGCGGCCAGCATTGCAGCAAATTCAACTCAGGGTCTCCCGGCACAGCCCTATCGGGTGTCGTTGACGACGGGTTCGGGCGATTTAACCTGGACATTGAGCGGAGCGCCGACCGGCCTTTCTGTAACGGGCAGCGGCTATACGGCGACTATTTCTTCTGGAGCCATAACAGCCGGCAGCTACGCCATGACTTTGACGGTGACCAGCGGCAGCGTCACGCTGACCCAGGCCATATCTTTAGTAACCAATGTAGGCGTCCCTTATTTCAGCTCGGCAGTCGCGCCTTATACGGTTGCCCCGGCAACGGCGTTTAGCTCGGCGTTTGCTCAAGCGTCAGCTACCGGTACAACAACCCACGCCATCACAGCGGGCGCGCTACCTACTTGGGCGACATTGGGGTCGAGTGGCTTGATAACGGGTACGGCGCCTGCGCAAAGCGTTACGCCCGTCACATTCTCCTTTACGGTTACCGCCACCAATGGCGGGTTTACGACCAGCAAAAGTTTTACCTGGACGCACATTTACTTTAACCCGCAGGGCCAAACTTTATTTGGCACAAACGTGGGCACGGGTACTTTTTCTTGGGTCTGCCCTACTGGGGTCAGCGCAGTTAGCGCGGTTGCGGTTGGTGGAGGCGGCAATGGCCCTAAAAGCTACAACTCTTCTGGCGGCGGCGGTGGCGGCGGCGGCCTGGGCTGGAAAAACAATATCCCGGTTGTTGCCGGAACCACTTATACGGTCGTTGTTGGCTCTGGGGGCACAAGTCACACTTACGGCAACTCGGGCTTGAGAGGAAACAACTCTTACTTTATTAGCCTGGCTACTGTCTGCGGTTACGGCGGCGGGCACTTTAGCACCGGCGGCACGGCTGGGTCAAATTCAAACGGCACGACGGGCGGCGGCTGGGTGGGTGATGGTGGCGGTGCGGGTGGCAACAGCCCTTCTTCAGCTCAGGCTGGTTCTGGCGCTGGTGGTTATGCAGGCAATGGGGGTAATAACAACGCCAACGGAAGCGGCGGCGGCGGCGCTGGCGGTGGCACCTACAGCAGCACGTATGGCTACTCTTCTGGCGGCGGCGTGGGGTTGCTGGGGCAGGGCAACAACGGCATTAAAGGTCTCAGTCCTTGGCAACCCAGCGGGGAAGATTACGGCGCAGGCGGTCCTGGCTCATGGAATGGTCCCGGAAGCGGAAATTGGACCTGGAACATGACACGCCCAAATCCTGCAATTGGTCAGGGCGACCGAGGCATGTACGGCGAAAACCCTTGGTCTGGTTCTGGCGAAGACGGCAATGGCGGTCTCACAGGTGGTTCATACGGGGGCGGTGGCGGAGGTCAGGGTGACAGCTGGCCAAGCTCTGGCGGCGTTGGCGGAAAAGGCGGGGTTCGCATTATTTGGGGCAATGGGCGTTCGTTCCCGGCGACCCTCACGGCCAATTTAACGGTCAATTCACTTTAATTGGAATCCAAAATGAACTTGTACATAAAAGTCTTAAATGGCAATCCAGTAGACCACCCTCTGATGGAGGACAACTTGTTGGATGCTTTCGGGTTGACTGAAATAACGGCTGACTTTTTACAGCAAAACCATCTTGCCAAGTTTGAGCAGCCTGTGGTGCCAATGGGCAGCCAGGCAACCGGCGACAACGGCTACACGCTGCATGAGGATGGCGTCGTTCGATTGGACATCACGACGGTTGCCATGACCCAGGCTGAAAAGCTCGATATGTGGGTGCGCCGTGGCCGAAACTTTGAATTGTCTGCTTCTGACTGGACGCAAACGGTTGACGCCCCTTTCTCGGCTGAAAAGAAATTGGCTTGGGCACAGTACCGGCAGGAACTGCGCGACATGACTACGGTGTATGGAAATATTACCGACCCTTCTGAAATTGTGCGCCCCACCAAGCCCGCCTGATGAGCCTGCACGAAGCCATTGCCGCCAAGCACCACCTGGCCGAGGTTCACCCCTTTGCTCAGGTGCTGTTCCCGAAGTAGCGACAAATTTACTCTAAAGCCTGACCATGCAAAGCCCAGAAGTTGTTACCAAAGTCGCCACCACCGCCACCTACTCAGGCAGCACTGTTGCCGTGTATTTTGGCCTGAGTGCGAACGAAATCGCTGCCTTTGGCGGGTTAATTGTGGCTGTGCTGGGCTTGCTGGTCACTTGGTACTACAAGGCCCAAAGTTTGAAAGTGTTGCGCCGCAACGGCGGTGGAGACGACGAGTGAAGCCGCGTATCGCGGTTGCCAGTTTGGTGCTGGCCGCGTCAACGCTGGTCGGCATTGCGGTGCATGAGGGCTACAGCGACACGCCGATTATTCCTATCCCCGGCGATGTGCCGACGATTGGTTTTGGCGAAACAAAAGGCGTCAAAGCCAGCGACCGCACCACACCGACACGGGCGCTGGTGACTTTGCTGGGCAGCGTAGGCGAGTACGAAGCGGCCGTCAAACGCTGCGCCCCGGTGCCGATGTTTGAGTCTGAGTACGCGGCGTATGTGAGCCTGACGTACAACATTGGCCAAGGGTCATTTTGCAGCTCAACGCTGGTTAAAAAACTAACCGCGCTGGACTATGACGGCGCGTGTGCCGAAATCTTGCGCTGGGACAAAGCTAACGGCAAAACCATAAGGGGGTTGACCCTGCGCCGACAAGCTGAGTACCGGCAGTGTATTGGGGCAAAACCTTGAGCACTCTTTTGAACCTGCGCTTTTGGGTCGGCCTGGCCTTGGCGGCCAGCCTAGCCTTCAGCCACTTCGCCAGCTACCGCGCGGGCAAGGCTGCGGTGCGTGCTGACTGGAATGTTGAAAAGCTGGCCCTGAGTGAAACCGCCCGCCTGCGCGAAAAAGCCTTGACCCATGCCAATGAAGGAGTTGACCGTGCCCTACAAGCTGAAAAGAAACGCCGTGCTGCTGCTGAGCGTGTTACTTCTGACCGGCTGCGCGACCTCCAAGCCGCCCTTGCCGCCAGGAGTGACGATACCGCCCCCGCCAGCGGAGCTGATGACCCCCGTGACGCCATCATCGGTCAATGTGCCGGGGCTCTTGCAGAACTGGACCGATACGCTCAATCAGTGGCGAGCACGGCAACAGCTTTGCAAAGCTATGCCGCAAACGTGTGCGTGAGTCAATAACATGGCTACCCTTCGGCTCTCTGGCTTCCTGGGCGAGAACCGCGCGCTGCACCCACTGCTGCTGCCCGATGGCGTCGGTGTCACCAGCTTGAACCAGAAGCCTGGCCGCGGCGACCTGCGGCCCTGGAAAAGTCCACTCAATGTGGCCACAGTTCCGGCCGGTCGTGGCACGATCTACCGCATGGGCCGCGACGTCGCCAGTGATGCGCAATACTGGTTGAGCTGGACTGGCACGGTACACGCGGCGCGCAGCTTTGTTGCCGACGACACGACCGAGCGCACCTACTACACCGGCGACGGCGTGCCCAAGTGGACGGACAACACGATGGCGCTGGCCACGGCACCGTTCCCGACTGCCAACCGGCTGTGGGGCGTTCCAGCACCTACCGGCGCACTAACTGCCGTGAAGGTGCCAGGCTCCTACGCCGTAGGCACGGTAGCGACGACTGTGACGTTTACCGCTGGGGCTTTTGTGGTTGGCACCCTCTATACGGTAGCGACGGTCGGCACAACGGATTACACCCTGATAGGGCTGGTAATCACCCTGGTGACCGCAGGTGCCTTTGTGGTCGGACGCAGCTACTACATCAGCTCAACGGGGACGACTAACTTCACCCTTATTGGCGCTACTAGCAGTGCTGTTGGCACTATCTTTGTTGCCACTGGCGTTGGTACTGGCACGGGGACTGTGACTCA